CCGCTCTGTGTAAGTTCGAGTGGGTAATCGTTGTCCTCGCCGAAAAGAACGTCTGGTACATCGTAGTAGTCCAAATCAAGTTTGATGTTGAACTCTGTACCGTTAATGCCGATAGCTGTGTTAGAAGCTTCCAGGTTCTCTACGCTGCGAGCAAATTTCTCTTCTGCGCCTTGGAGTTTCCAGCGATAAATTTCGTTGTCGATTTCTTTTACGCCACCTGCTTTGCCGCCTGTCAGGCTCATCAGCATTTTGCCTTGAAACATTGACTCAGCAGAGAAAATCCGCATAGTCATACCTTCCATTACGTGAGGCTTGCCTGTTTCATAGGATTCACCAAGATATACGGAGTCGATGTTTTTACCGCCGAAACCGTCAAGGTGTTTGATAATCATGTTAGATTGACCAATCATGTTTGTTGTTATTGTTGTTTTGTGTTATTATTTTATTTTTATCTACTTTCTACTTATTTTACTAACTATTGATGAACTTATTCCAATCGAAGTCTTCTTTTTGAGTAGAGCGGCTGGAGGTAGAAGTAGGTCGATTTTTAGATGTTTCTTGCAGTATAGTTTTGAGTCCTTTGTTGACTTCTGTTTTCAATTTACCTTTGAGGCGAGTGTAGTTAAACCCGATACGGGGTTCGTAGTCTGCAAGTAGGTCAGCTAATTCGATTAGGTGTGCCGGATTAGAAAATATGTTAGCAAGAGTAGCAGTAAACTGCGTATTGGAATCTCCTCTCGAAGCAGGAGTAAGCATGAATGCTTTAATCCTGTTTTTTCTTTTTTCTTCTGTATTAGGGAAACTATCTATTGTTGAGACGAGTAATTCAGTCTGCTCTTTGATTTTCTTTTCCTGTTCCTTTCGTTTGTTTTCCTCTTCTTCTTCGATACGTGCGAGCTTTGTTTTCTGAAGTTCTTGAAGCTCTACGATTGAGTCTGCGCTCTCTTGTTCAAGATCACCATTAGCTTCGAGTAGGGCAACTAATTTATCAATTTTAGTGTCTGTGTAATTAGATGTGCTACGGTAGTAATCACGCATTACTGCGCGTTGAGTTTCGACATCATCTAAGTCTAATTCAGCATAGTTTACTGGCTGTAAACTTTGTGCAAATTCGAGTAGAGAAGTGCCTCCTGAAGCGACATAATTTAGAGCGTGTTTAAACTCTGGAGGAAGTCTTTCGAAGAAGCTTTCTTGTGCCTCTTCTTTGATAGTTTTTTTAGTCTGTTCGAGGGCTTCCTCGAGACTTTCTACTGTGCCATCAAACTTAAAGTCAGGAGAAGTTTTGAGTACAGAAGTTTTCTTCAAAAAGTCATAATACTGAGCGACTTGAGCACGCTCTTCATCATCTTCATCCGTATCTTCTTCTTTACTTTTTTGCGCTTCTTTTTCTTCTTTAATTCTTTTAGCTTCCTTCTTTTCGTCGTAGTCTAAGTCAATGTTATCGTCGTCACTTTCGTCGTCACCGTCGTAGTTGTCGTCGTCACTTTTATTCGGATCGTCTTCGTCGTCCTGATCGTTGTCATCATTAGTGTTGGGTTTTTGAGCCTTACGCTCTGCTTCTTCTTCGAAAAGGATTTCCTCGAAATCGAAAGTATCGTTTAGTGCCATTACAAATATAATATTAAAGTGTGATTTTTAGTGCTGATTTTTAACTTTTTTTCGTCTTGCTTATAGCCGCTTGTGCTTTTTTCTCCTCTATATCGAGCTTTCTTTCTGCTAATTTAGTCTCGGTCTTGAACTTTTCAATCTCGAACTGATCAGGTGTTCCGTTGTCATTTTTGTCTTGATCCATCTGGAATTTGAATGTATCCATTTCAGCAATACGCAGTTTAGTCTCGAGTTCACGAGCTTGTTTCTCAAGCTCGAACGCTTGTTGCGCCTGTTGCATTTGCATCTGAGCCTCCAATTGTTGCTGCTGCATTTGCTGCATTTGTGCATCTGCTTCCTGTTCCGAGGTCTTGATGATTGCCTCTAGCTCAGACATAGAATCAGTGCGGAACATACGGATAATATCTGAGACTTTAGCCTTGTCATTTTGAATGAAAGATTGGCTAAGATTGCGAAGAGTTTCGAATAGTTGATTCTCTTTTGGAGAGTTACTTACGAACACTCCGAAGTCTGCATTTTCTAAACTATCTGGAGTAATATTTAGAGTTTCGATAGACATATCATCTAAGATAAATGCTTTCTTAAAACTCTTATGTTTGAAGCAGTATTGTGCTGTCTGAAGTAGGGAATTTAAGATGTTTTCCCACACTTTATTATGCGCTTGAAAATACACTTCTGTAACCAAAGCAGACATAGCAATATTACTTTGTGCGTTAGTCACTGCTTCACTTGCTACGATCTGTCCTTCAGCAGGTTTTGTTACGCCTGCAACATCAGAAATTTGAGCGTCAATACTCTCTAAAATCCTAATATAATTGATTACGTGTTGCGCAGTAGACATGCTGGAAGAGCCTGTTACTTTGCCTCGTTGGCTCCATCCGGGTTGCTCTGCGTTCTGAAGTGGATTGTAAAAATCAATATTCAGTTCTGTTAAGTAGTAGAGTGTTTTTTCCAGACCAATCGAAGGATCAACCATAGAAATGTCGAAGTGAAAAATTGGGCCTTTGTCCTGTGCAATTAACTTTTTCATTCGGTGAGCGATACCTAAGTAGAGATACTGAAAAGGTTTCATTCTATCCATGAGTGACACGCTTGGAGCATTCATTGCGTTGTATATCATGCCGTGATAACCTAACTTCAAGTAGCCGTGTGCATTATCTTGAGAGCGAAATTGATTCTCTTTAGGCCCTACGTTTATGTAGACACTTTCTCCGATACGAGTACCTTCCCATATTTCTTCTATCCATCCTTCAGTGTAAGTATAAGTAGTAGGTTGTCCGTTGTTATCTACTGCTTCCCACACCCACTGTTTCTCCTTAGTTACAGGGTCACGCTGCGTCTTAGCAAAGTCTGGAATTTCAAACTTCTCGCTTACTGTATCCATCTCTTCTTCCCCCGCTTCATTCAAGTAGGAAATGAATCCGATCTTTTTCTGACTTCTCCACTCTGCGTGCTGTACCAGCCAATACTCATTATTGAGAGCATCCTTACCGTAAGAGCCTTCGCCTGAGAAGGGAAAGTTAGCTTGATTATAGTAGTAAGAGTCTTCATGAAAATATTTCATTTCGCTTCCTATCGTATCTGTCCTACCGTAATGATTAGGCCCCATTGACACATGATCAATTCTTTTAGCATCCTCTTCCGATAAATTGGGAAACTTGTCGAAGATTTCAGCAGATGTCATGTACGTGCGATAACCAGCGTAAAGACTGTTTTCTACGAACTTCTGTTCTGGAGATTTGTGAAAAAATACTCCGAGAGGATTCAGTACAGTTATTTTAGGCAGTCCATTTTCAGATCCTACATACGCAAACTCTTCTCCTGCTATGAGCCCATGTTTAAACGCGTCATTCTTTTTATCCTTCAGAGACTCATACTGAACTAAATACTTAAGTAGGCGATTTCCTGTCACTTCTTTCTTTGAAAGAAAAGAAAGATTTTTAACTTCTGCTACTTGCCTTGGATCAATTAATTTTGTCGTATCTACTTGACTTTCAAATTGAAGACCCATTTGAGCCATTGTCTGCTCTATTTTTTGAAGTAGAGAATTAAACATCATCTCATTTTGCATGTCCAGTTTGGACTTAATGCCGTCATTATTTGTGAGAATTACTCGATAGTCAAATGGAGCACGTGCTTCTTTTGAGAGAAGTACTTGAATTTTATTGTATGTTTTATTATACGGCTGTATTTCATCCTTAAACTGCCCCACTTCTAATCCAAATGGGTTGCATTCTCTTTCGAAGTCAGCTTGGTTTAAGATGTTGTTGTAAAGTTGGTAGTTAGAGAGCTTCCGTGTATACTCGCGAGAGCTATCTTCGGTATTAATAGCGTCTGTGAGTAGGCTGTCCAGTGTATCTTTAGCCCACTGCATATCATCTTTATATTTCTCTCTTTCTGAAATACGTTGTTTTGTAAAATTCTTCATTTCTATTTTTTATTTACTTGTTAGTAATGTTATAATTCTTCTACAGTCTATGTTTTCTGATTTACTCTGATGGCTTTAAACAACTTTTTATTGTTGGTGAGCACATTATAAAAACTTACATCTCCATTTTCTGCCATGTCTCGGTTCTTCTTTCTGTTATGAAGTTCTTCCAATCCTATAATACATCCTACAAGTGCCATCACTGCGTCATAGTTGCCTTTCAGATCGAACATTAGAAGTTGTTGGAGTATTAACTTGTCCACTATTGTATCGAGGTTTAGACGTACATCATCTCGTTTTGTAAGTATCCAAGTTCTCACATATTGTAGTGCCTCCCATTTTACTTTGTCGTTAGACATTGGATAGCCGTATAAAATATTTTTTTCATTCGTTAATTGTGCAGCCTTACGATTAAGTACTGTAGTAGGTTGCTGCATGAGTAGGTCAAGTCTTTTCACCTTCTCGAAATAATCTTTAGTGTTACCTACAGCATTCTCAAAGCAGATCGGAGCATCACCATAGAACATTGAAGTTTTATAGAGCAGCTCATTTATGACGTTTACTCCCTCGTAAGGTCTACCAAAGTAGGTGGCTACGATCTCCTCTGTGCCTACTGTAGTGGGATAAAGCGAAGTCTTCATTACATGGAAGCAGCCAAAAGATCTGCTATGATTAACGTTGTCCTTAATTGGATCGTAGCCTATTACATAGGCATTCTTCGGAACTTTTCCAAGCTCAGGGTCAATATGAGGAAACTCGTAAATGATCAGAGAGGAAGAAGTATCATCTTCTTTGTGAGGCCATGCTCTTACCGCAGGTAGTGTAGGGTCAACAGTATAGTTAACTCCATTTAGTGTAGAGTTTGAATCAAAGTAGAGTGTGACTTTGTTACCGAGTTTAGTGTGAAGATCATTGTCTGTTACTACAGAAAGACGATGCCGTATTTCAGCAGAAGGAAAAATGTTAGCTGCTTTCGATAGAAATATCTCAGAGGGTTTAATCGGTCGATACTGTATTTCTTTATTGTACGCTTCACTGCCTCCACTACCTTTAAGTGCAATAGCACGCTTGGCATCAATTTCTTTTAGAGCATCTTCTTCTCGTGTATTACCATTCTCATCTTTATATTTATTCAGGGCCATATAAGCAGGAATAAAAGTTCCGATCATTCCTTTATGCTCCCATTTATCTTCCATGCAGACTATGTCGAAGCTCTCTGGATTATAGAACATCTCTTGAACATCCGCAGTAGCTTCATCAATATTACCTCCTGTTCCACCCATAACAAGA